ATGGCATTTTCAAACGCTAGTAACTCTGCGCCTAAAATGGTAATTATGGGAAAGAGAGATGGGTATTTACCCATCCTTATTCAGGATTTCAATGTTGTGAATCCTGTTTCTAATGCCGAGTGGGATGATCCAACTCCAGCAATTTGTGATCATTGTGAAAAACATGATCATCCGTTGATTTTGGAGCATCATTCCGGAGAACCAATTCTTTTGAAATTGTGTCCTCCATGCTTCATGACTCTATATGAGAAAGCTTCTGGTGAAGGAGTAGTGATTAGTGTCAATGATGCCAGAATGGAGCGTCGGCATACCAATGCATACGGAAAATGGTTTAAACCATTGGTTTATGCAGCCCTTTTAAATGGAGCTCTTGGTTATAATGAGCTTGAGTATCATCGTGATGTTGAACGAGCACGATTAGATACTATGACCAGTTTGGTTATGATTTTTGTGTGTGCTTATTTAGCATACTTAATTCTTAGTCAGGTTCGTGGCATTTTGGAAAAATGGAATGTCATGTTTGGTAAGACAGCAGAATCATATGCCAAACTTCTGGAGTGGGTTCCCTTAGAGTATAAAAATTTTAAGGATGACTTCAGAGAAACGAGGGCAGGTGCAATACGTGAGTACCTAGAAATAAAGGAAACGATTAAACAAGAATTTGTTAAACAGAGACGTTTGCAGATATGGCAATTGTGTTTAACAACGTTGTTTAGCACCATGGGTACTTTAGCTGGAGGTGTCACGATGTTTATGACGGCTCGAGCAATGAATAATGCTTCTAATGTTCATGTTTTTAAACAAGAAGCATTTTTTAAACAAACCTATGGTTTTGGCAAATTTGCTCAAGGAGCATTTGCATTTTTAGGTTTGTTAGCAACGTTTTGTGGGTTTGAAGGATTGGCTAGGTGGATGCGTGACAAATGGGCTTCATTTGCTATGTACCCGGATAGTATCAATTTCTTTAGATTTATGAAACGCATGTGGCGTGGAAAACCCGCAGAATTTAAAGTTCGGGATGATATTTTTAAAGATCCTGAAACGGCAAAATTCTTTAAGGAGAGGTTCACTGAATACCAGACAGCAGATGAAATCCCTAATTTGAATGGAGATGGGAAGAAAACAGCTTTTTCTGGTAAATTTTTCAGTTTGAAACATGAGGGTGAGTACACTTATCCTGTTCAAGTTGATTTTCATAATTTGAAAACTCAACAAACGGCAACTGTTGCTATATTTTATCTTTATCGTGGAGACAATATGGATCCTGAAGTTCGAGAACGTGAAGTTAGACAGGCTTTGGGAACGACTTTTGGTGCTGAAATTCTTGTGTCACAAAACAGTTTTAAAATGATTGTTACAGTACATACAGAGGATTTCAATTTGGAAAGTCGCGTGCAGAAAAGGCTTGATCGAGTTATTAGGAAAGGTCATGCCGGAGAGCCTGTTGATGATCTTTATGATGATTCTGATGATGAATCAGATGAATCTTTTGATGAACTTGATGAAGGTGAGGAATTGGTTCCTTTAGCGTGTGATACCATGCCTCAAAACGTCTACATTATACAAGCTAGGATACAAAAATTTGATCGGAGTTTGTTTTTATTAGATCGACGTTTGAAATCATGGAGTATTCTGCCCTTTGAAGGTTTAGATCGAATTCCTGCTTCAATAGAGTTCGAAGGTAAAACACTTCATTTTATTTCATTTTTTAAGAATCGTTTGATTGATTTATTAGAAAATGAGAAATATCGAACTCATCAGTATAAATGTAATTTCAAGAAGAAATATGTAGAGTGTTGCCATTGTGCTAAGCCAAGTACGGTATATGTCACTTCTTATGCCAATAAACAAAGTATTATTTTCGCATGGTGTAGAGATTGCGCTGAAAAGCAAATTTTTATTTTTGCATTAAAATGGAAAGAAGAAATTGAAAAATACTCTAAAACATGTGAAATAGTTACTAATTTAAGTGTAGCTGAATGCAAAGAAGAGCGTAAGGCACAGAAACTTGATCAAGAGGTTGAACAAGTTTTAAAAGAAGTGGGTGTTGAAGTTGACTCACAACAAATTCCTATGACAGATGAGGAGTTAGATCATGAAATCAATAAAGTATTGATTGAAGACAAAGCTAAAGACTTGTGTGAAAATTTAGCTAAATTGAATAAAGCTGAATTGCATGTTCGTGAACTCCTTTCTGAGATTGTGGATAATGTGGGGATTCAACAACAAACCGTTAAAAGTGAAAGTTTGCAATCTAGTTTTGCAAAGTTTAAAAGTTGGTGTTATGGAACATATACACGGGTTGTCCATAAATTAGATCAGGTTCATGTGGAGGATGTTCTCTTTTGGGTTGCTTGTGTTGTAGCTGGTTGTGTCATTTCTTTTGGTACTTCCACGTTATTGGCAAGCTTGACTCAACCAAAACAAGCGATGATTACTTACAATACTTCGGATGAAAATTTTGAAGCTAAAAAAGGAAAGAATCGAAAACATAAAAAGTTTTGGCTTGTTTATGGTGATGGAGAAAATTCTAAATTTCGTGACAATGATCGTGTTAGAATTCATGGAGATGATGAAGAATATAGTTGGAAATCTTTCTATAAGTTTGCTAATTCCCCTGAAGGACAACAATCACTGTTCCAATATCATGCAACTAATGGCATGGTACACTTTGAAGTTACTGATTCTAGGAGTGGACGTGTTCGTAATGGTCATCTGAAAATGAAAGGTCATTATGAGAGTGTTGCTCCTGAAGCAGCAGTTACAAAACGTGGTTTACCAGGTTATAAAGAATGGTGTGAAAAAGATACTAATAAAAAAATTAAAACAACGGATAAAATTCAAAAACGTCTAGAAAATTTGAAAGAAAAAGTAGAAACTTTGGATTTTTGTTCTGTTTGTTCTGGTAAGAAACACCTGGGCAAATGCCCTATTAACAATGGTAAAGCCAATACGTACTTGAATCAAAATGAAGATGGTACACAAATCTCTTTGGTTAGAGAACTTCATAAAGAGGTTTATACCAATGAGAGTATATTACATGGTAAACAGTTGGTTAGTGAGAGAGATTTGCATGGTCGTCTTGGTCGTCTTTTGGTGGATGGTAAATTTGTTATGAATTGCTATTTGCACCAGAATAAGATGGTTGTTGAGACACATGGAATTATGGAAAATGGAAACCTTGTCGATAAGAAGAGAATTCAATTTAGAATGCCTGATTGTGTTTTACAACCAATCGGGGATTTTATTATTAGTTCTCACTGTGAAGATGTAGGATATTTTCCTGTTCAACCTGTGAAATCTCATAATCGAGTTTCCTTGAGAAGTGCCGTTGTTGGAGAAATGGTTATGTTGGTTGCTTATGACCAAACTAATAATCCAACACCCATCTTTTCCCCAGGTATCATTGGGGTTCATGGAGAACATACTTGTTCTTCGGAAGAAGGTTTTTGTACAGGACCATTAATAGCTCTTAAGGATAGGGCTATAGTGGGTTTTCATTGTGCAGGAGGGAAAACTGTAAATAGATGTTGGCCCGTTGAAGCAAATATGTTAAAGTTTTTAAACTAGATGTCCCCTGGGTTGCTGAAGCTATGTATATATCACAAGCAATACCGGGGGGTTATTGTGTTATGGAAGATTTGATACGTACTCTTCCTCATACACAAGATAAATTGGTTTTTGATGAGAATTATGTAAATAAAATTCAATTAAACTTCAACTATTTCAATTACGTTGGTCAAATGTTTAAGTTTCCTTTGATGCGTAATAAACGACACAGAGATCCTTTGATTAGGGAGTATTGTTTAGTTAATGATGTTGAAATAAAAACGGAATATAGTTTGCCAAAAATGAACTTACGAGCTAGTTATGCTAGTTTAAACAAGTATGCTAAACCTGAAGTTCCTTTTGATGAGGAAGCTTCAGCTTTTGCTTATGAGGCTATGTTTCAGCATTTTTATCCTTATATGAAGAACTCTAGTATTATGTCGCAAGACGAAGCTCTTAAGGAAGTTGATGTGACAACATCACCAGGTTTTCCTTGGAATAAGGAATTTAAAATCAAACGAGACCTAATTGAGAGCGATCAATATGAGTTTTTCAAAGAATACACTGAACAGTGTTGGGATAGATTAAATGATGACCCAAATTATTGGTTTGTCTTTACCAATTCTTTGAAAGAAGAAATTAGACCTGAGGAGAAAATCAAACTCAACAAAATTCGAACCTTCACAGCTAGTCCTTTTGAAGCAGTTGTGAATGGTATTCGTTTGTTTGGCGATATGAATGAAAAATTTTATCAGAGTTATTTAAAAACTTCTAGTGCTGTTGGTTTGAACCCTTTTGAAGGGGGTTGGCATGCTTTATATAGCAAGCTTAAAAATCATCCAAAGGTTAAAGATGGTAAAGTTTATGCTTATGAACTTGATGAAAGTGAATATGATTCCTCTTTGCGTTCTTTTTTATTTGAGCAAATCGTCAAATTTCGAATTGCTTGTTTAAAATCAGAAGAACGAACGACTGAGAATATAAACCGTATTAAAAATTATTATCGAAATATTGTTAATAGTGTTATTATCACTGCTGACGGGAAAATTGTTCAAAAATTTTTAGGAAATCCGTCAGGTAGTGTTAACACAATTTCAGACAACACTTTGATTTTATATTTTTTATTGGCTTATGCTTGGTATGTTTTGTCTCCTGAAGATCAGAGAACAATAGCTGGTTTCTGGAGTAGTGTCATTATGGCGTTGCAGGGAGATGATAATACGTGGACAGTGGATAAGGAAACAAACATTTTTTATAATGCTCGCAGTGTTAGTAAAGTGTTTTCGGAACTTGGAGTCACTACCACTTCACCTTGCTACGATCCTCGACCTTTGGAACAAGTTTCATTTTTGTCAAGTGATTTTAGCTGTTTTGTAGATTCTATTTGTATATACAATTTGGATCCTGACAAGATTATTGAATCAATGAAATGGACGGAACATCCAGGAGATCCTGTCATGACTTTAACAAGAGTATCAGCTATTTTGCGAGTTTTGTGGCCACATGTAAAAGCTCGTGAGTTGTGTCGGAATATAGCTGATTATTTGATTCAAACATACGATTTAGTGTGTGGATCAAGTAAAGACTGGGTGGAAGCGAAGGCTAACGTCTGGTCAGATTTGCGTTATATGTTCTTTTATGTTGGAGATGGTGGAGCCTTAAATAATATTAGCCACATAAAAGAAGTCATGAATGATTTAATAATCGTTGAAGAGGAGTTTTCCTTACAAGGAAAGAAAAATAAAAGAAAAGGTAAGGTTATGAAAGAGAAAGTAACTGTTACAGTTTCTCCACAAAAGAGAAAGAAACAGAAGAAGAGAAAAAATAAACAAAAGACGCAGAAATATATTGCAGCTCCTGTTTCTCGAGGTATGGTCCAGAATATGCGACCACCAACCATGAAAAATGGTGGGAAGACTTTGGTTTTTACTGAATTTCTCACTGATGTTTATGGTTCTGTAGCGTTCACCTTACAGTCTTTTGCTTTAAATCCAGGTATAAGCACTGTTTTTCCCTGGGCGAGCAAAATGGCTCCTCTTTATGAAATGTATCGATTTAAAAGATTGTCCTTTAAATATGCTGCTTCCCAAGCTACATCTAAAATTGGAGTTGTTATTATGAGTACAGATTATGACGCGGCTGAACCTGCGCCCATTAATAAACAACAAATTATGGATTATGTTGGAGCTTCGCGTGGACAATCTTGGACTAATTTTGAGCATCATTGCAAAATTGGTTCTATGAATGCGTATAAGAAGAGATATGTTCGACGTGGTAGTTTATCTGCTAACCAGGACATAAAAACATACGATTCTGGTACCTTTTACCTAGCAACAGTTGGTCAGGACAATACTGATCAAATTGGTGAATTGTACGTTTCTTATGAGGTTGAATTTTTCACACCTCAATTGGATTCCCCAAATGAACTCTTAGGTGGTAGAGTTATTGGGAGCATTGCTTCATCAGCCACCACCAACTTGCTTGGTACTGCAGCCACTCTTGACGGTAGTGCTTCTGGTATTACCGTTGATTCTAGTGGAGTTGTTACATTTCAATCCAATGCGCAAGTGTTGGCTACGTTGAATGTACAAGGTACCACCTTAGGAACAATAGATCTTCCTGCAGGTTGGTCTGCTTCGTCAAATGTTACAACAACGACGGCTACCACTAGGACTTTTCTGAAATATGTTTCAAGAGGTGAAACCTTAGGTCCTCTTACTATTTCAGCAGGTGCAACATTTACTTCGGTATTGTTGTTGCTTACTGTAGCTCCTATTGGTAGTTTAAGTTTGTCAGAAGAAAAACGTCTTGAAAGTGATCGCTTGGTTGAGACCACTACTCTTAAGCGTAAAGTTAATGATCTAGAAAAGATGCTTAAGAGTCTTATACAAAAGACGTCTGATAGCCGTGGGTTTGTCAAGTTACCCCGATTAGATGAAAAATCCGTAGGTCAAGACCCCGAAGAGGAGTTTTGAACGCCATGTCATCTATGGTTAAATATTTGAACTTTTTGTGTGTTTTAAGAAATAAAATGCACCCTTAACAAAAACATAACAAACAGGTTTTTGTTATTGTAGTACGTCTGTTTTTAGTAGGATGGAAAAATAGTTCTGAAAAATAGAACGGTGCCCGGAATTGTGAAAAGTAGTTATTTTCGACGGGTGCTCTGTACGACAACACCTGAGAGAAAATTTACATGAGTAATGGTTCTTTGAGAGGCATGGTCGTAA